GCAGTACCGAAACGCATACTTTCAGCCGGACAAGCGTAACGGAATGGTGATTTACAGCTACAAGCCGCTTCCGAACGCCGAGCGGCAGATATATGACAAAATCTCGGATATCACCATTTCCATGAAAGCCGCTGACCACCTTAAAATGCCCGAACTCATAAGTTCGGAATACACGGTTCAGCTTTCCGAAAATGAAAAGGAGAAATACGACCGTTTGAAGAAAGACCTCATTTTCTCCACTGAAGATAACGAAGTGACTGCGGCTAATGCTGCGTCCCTTTCAAATAAGCTGTCGCAGATGGCTAATGGAGCAGTTTATTCCGATGATGAAAGTGTGATTGAGATACACGACCGAAAGCTTGACGCTTTGGAAGATATAATCGAGAGTATGAACGGCAAACCGCTGCTTGTGGCTTACTGGTTCAAGCACGATTTGGAGCGTATCCGAAAACGCTTTGAAATCCGTGAAATCAAGTCTAGCCGAGATATTTCCGAATGGAACAGCGGAAAAATCCCCGTGGCTCTTGTCCACCCAGCTAGCGCAGGTCATGGCTTGAATTTGCAGAGCGGCGGTTCGGCGCTGGTGTGGTTCGGGCTTACATGGAGTCTTGAATTGTATCAGCAGACAAACGCAAGACTTTGGCGGCAGGGACAGACTGCCGACACGGTTGTAATTCAGCACATAATTGCAAAAGGCACGATTGACGAGCAGATCATGAAAGCTCTAAAAGCAAAGGACACAACGCAGGCGGCACTTATTATCGCAGTGAAAGCGGAGGTACATAAATGAATCCATACAAGGAACTGGCAAATGCCATAATCGTACAAGCGGTCAAGGATTATCGTGATGCCGTGGAGCGTCTGCGATATACACCGGACGACAAATCGGCGCAGCACGATAAGCGGAGTATTGAGAAATTCTTCCGTTCAAACTGGTTTTCAATACTCTCAGACTTGAACGGTGAACTGCTTCTGAAAAAGCTCAAAGAGGAGGTTGCGGCATGACTGCAAAGGAATATCTCGGACAGGCATACAGAATAGACCAGCGTATCAACAGCAAGATGGAGCAGATAGCTTCATTGAATCTGCTTGCGCAGAAAGCGACAACGGTTTTCAGCGATATGCCCGGAAACTCCACAAGAAATATCCACCGTATGGAAGATGTTATAATCAAAATCGTGGATATGGAAAGCGAGATAAACGCAGACATTGACAGCTTGGTTGACCTCAAAAAGGAGATTGCAGGGGTTATTCACGGCGTTTCCAATCTCGAATATCAGACATTGCTTGAACTGCGGTATCTGTGTTTCAAAACATGGGAGCAGATTGCTGTGCAGATGGGTTATGGCATTGATAATATCTACAAAATGCACCACAAGGCGCTGCGTGAAGTGACCGTGCCTGAAACATTACAGTAAAATCAACTATTTTACAGTAGCCCCTTTGTGGTATGATATAATCAGCAAAGAATACAGAGAAAGCCTTGTAGGTCATAACACCCGCAAGGCTCTTTGTGTGTCTGCATGAAAAAGCAGAGATAATATCGCACGATTTTCAAGAATTATAGAAAGAAATCGTGCGATTTGAGGAGATGAATCCCATGCCCAGACGACCGCAGCGACCGTGTTCCTACCCTGGCTGCCCGAACAGATGTGACGGGCAGTACTGCGATGAACACGCAAAGCAGATGAACCGCCGCTATAACAAATTCGTCCGCCCTGCCGACAGCAACAAGAAGTACGGCAGAGCGTGGCGAGAGATACGAAAACGGTACGTTGCGACTCACCCGCTGTGTGAGATGTGTCTGAAAGAGGGTCGGCTCACCCCGGTTGAGGAGGTACACCACATCGTGCCCGTGTCACGCGGCGGCAGTAATGATTTCAGCAACCTGATGTCGCTGTGCCAGTCGTGCCACACGAAAATACACCACGACCTCGGCGACCGGTAGGGGCGGTAGAAATCTCTGTGACCGTTACCTCGGACAGCGGCCCGGGGCTTCGTGTGCAAAAACCGGGGTTCAAACGGGGTATTAAACCATGAATATATTTTCGGACGGCGCGAACCGTCCTTTTTTTGTCCTGCGGAGGTGAAAATCATGGCTAAGGACGGCACTAACAGGGGTGGCAGACGGGTTCGCGCTGGAGGAAAGCCCGCTCCTGCCACAGAAAAATTACAGAAGGGACTTCCGGTCAAGGCAATCAGCAATGACATTCCTATGTTGGATACCGCCGAACTTGAAGCGGTAGACCTACCCGAGGGCGCAGTTCTGCAAGGTGTGGATATGCCAAAACCCGGCGAGTATCTTTCGGCTCGGCAGAAGAACGGAGTTCCCCTCGGCGCTGACGATATATATCGGGAAACTTGGCTGTGGCTCAAACAGCGCAGCTGCGAAAACCTTGTAAACAAAAGGCTCATTGAAGCCTACGCTCAGGCTTTCGCAAGATACATTCAGTGCGAGGAAGCAATCAGCACTTACGGCTTGCTCGGAAAGCACCCGACCACGGGCGGCGTTATTGCTTCGCCGTTCGTGCAGATGTCGCAGCAGTTTCAGAAGAACGCAAATCTCATCTGGTATGAAATTTACGGAATAGTCAAGGAGAACTGCACCGAACCTGTCGGCGATGATTTGAACGACGCTATGGAACGCCTGCTTCGTTCAAGGAAAGGATAACACCATGTCAAATGATACCATCGAATTTTTCAGAGAACTCAAAGGCAGCCGTCCGAATCTTACAGTTCAGCAATACCGAACAATCAAGGGACAGGCTGTTAAAGGGAATATTGCGGACACCCGCAAGGGTCTGCACAAGGTTCTGAAAAGGAGGAACGTCAGATGAATACAACCAGTGAAATGCAGCTTGTCCAGATAGATAAGCTGATACCGTACGTCAACAATGCCCGAACCCACTCGCCGGAGCAGCTGAACAAATTGCGTTCCTCATTGCGTGAGTTCGGCTTTATAAATCCCGTTATTATAGACAGGGATTTCAATGTTATCGCCGGCCATGGCAGAATACTTGCTGCGAAAGCCGAGAATATCTCCGAAGTACCCTGTGTGTTTGTGGATTATCTTACGCCCGCACAGAAGAAAGCGTACATAATTGCGGATAACCGAATGGCTCTTGACGCGGGCTGGGACGAGGAAATGCTGAAAGTTGAAATCGAAGCATTGCAGGCTGACGATTTCGACCTGGGTCTGACGGGCTTTGATGAAAAAGAACTCGCTGCGTTCTTTGACGATGATTCCGATACCAAGGACGATGATTTCGATGTGGACGCTGAGATGGAAAAACCTTGCATAACAAAACCCGGCGACCTCTGGCTGCTCGGAAATCACAGACTTGTCTGCGGCGACAGCACAAAACCCGAAACCTACGAACTCCTCATGAACGGTAAGCAAGCAAATCTGGTCGTAACTGATCCGCCGTACAATGTGAATTATGAGGGTTCGGCGGGAAAAATCAAAAACGATAACCTCGAGAACGAAAAATTCTATCAGTTCCTGCTTGACGCTTTTACTTGCATGGAGAAGGCTATGGCGAATGACGCAAGCATCTATGTTTTCCACGCAGATACAGAGGGCTTGAATTTCCGCAAAGCGTTTTCTGATGCGGGGTTCTACCTTTCCGGCACTTGTATCTGGAAGAAGCAGTCGCTTGTTCTCGGTCGTTCGCCGTATCAGTGGCAGCATGAGCCGTGCCTGTTCGGCTGGAAGAAGAACGGCAAGCACCGGTGGTACTCCGACCGCAAGCAGACGACGATATGGGAGTTCGACAAGCCGAAAAAGAACGGCGACCACCCGACAATGAAGCCTATTCCGCTTATTGCCTATCCGATAAAGAATTCAAGCATGAGCAACTGTATCGTGCTCGACCCGTTCGGCGGCTCGGGCAGTACGCTTATCGCCTGTGAGCAGACAAATCGAATTTGCCACACCATCGAGCTTGATGAAAAGTTCTGCGATGTAATCGTGAAGCGGTATATTGAGCAGGTCGGCTCTGCGGAGAATGTGTCTGTGATTCGTGACGGAAAGACGATACCCTATTCCGAACTGGAGGTCACCAATGAAGAATAAACTCACGCTCGGCAGCCTGTTTGACGGTTCGGGCGGCTTTCCGCTCGGAGGATTGCTTGCAGGAATAAAACCGCTGTGGGCTTCGGAGATAGAACCGTTCGCCGTTCGGGTAACCATAAAGCGGCTGCCACAAATCAAGCATTACGGAGATGTGTCCGCATTGAACGGCGCGGAACTCCCGCCCGTGGATATAATCACATTCGGCAGCCCGTGTCAGGATATGAGCATTGCCGGAAAGCGAGGCGGTCTTGATGGTTCGAGGTCGAGCCTGTTCTATGAGGTAGTCAGAATTATAAAGGAAATGAGGTGCGCCACAAATGGAAGATACCCGAGATTTGCAGTCTGGGAAAATGTCCCCGGAGCGTTCTCGTCCAACAAGGGCGAGGATTTCAGAGCGGTCCTCGAAAGTTTATGCAGGGTCAAGGACGAAAGCGTTTCTGTTCCTCAATGTGAGAAATGGACAGCTGCCGGAGAGATACTGGCAGACGGCTTTTCTATCGCATGGCGAGTCCTCGATGCGCAATACTGGGGAGTTCCCCAGAGAAGAAAACGCATCTACCTTGTCACAGATTTTGACGGCGAATGCGCCGGAAAAGTATTATTTGAGTCCGAGGGCTTGTCGGGGTATTCTGCAGAGGGCTTCAAAGCGTGGCAAAGAGCTGCCAACGCTGCTGAAAGCGGCTCTGGAGCGACAGGCGCAGCAGGATTTTGCACTGAGCACTCCGCAAAAGCCCGTGGGATAGGCTACGAGGAAGAAACCTCGCCTACGCTCCGTGCCGGAACAGTTCCGGCGGCTGTTTATGAAAATCACTCGCAGGACACACGCTACACCGAGCTGCGCGGCATTGCTCCAACGGTTTCTTCAACCTACGGAACAGGCGGGAATAATCAGCCGTTCGTGGTTGAAGATACACGTTGTTTTGATGTTCGTTTCACGTCTGACGGAACGAAAAACGCACGGCAGAACTGTTATGAAACAGACACTGCACGGACGATTGACACGGGAGGTAATTCTCCCGACTCAAACCAAGGCGGTGTGGCAGTCGTAGCCGTCCAGGGTTCAATGATAGGCAGAGCCGATAAAAATGGTCCGCAAGGCAGCGGTGTAAACGAGGATATATCATTCACGTTGAATGCCACCGACCGCCACGCAGTAGCATTTTCGCAGGACAGCTACACGAAGTACAGCGAAAACGATAAATGCGGCGCGCTTCGAGCCTGCGGCGGTATGTACGGAGGGGGTTCTGAAACCCTTGTGTACAGCACAAGCAAGAATTCCTAT